CCTTTAGTTTTTCAGGCGGCGGGTCATCCGGAGTGCCGGTCAGCGGCTCAATCAATGTGCAAAGCGGAACTGGTGCTACAGCGTATGGATCGACTCATGCCCACAGTTTCAGTTTCAGCGGCGGCGGAGCCACAGAATATCCATCTGAGGAGGGAGAATCGTCATCGCTGCCTCCCTTTTTTGCCCTGGCCTATATTATGAAAGGATAATCCTCTATGATTCCCCTGGCCAGGACCAAGCAGTTGTTTTTTGACCGCAATGCCGTCACCAGTGCCCTAGATAAGGGAACCCGGAAAGTGCTGTCCAAATTCGGCGCCCTGGTCCGCAAGACCGCCCGCTGGTCGATCCGCAAGCGGAAGAAGTCCTCCTTGCCCGGCCAGCCGCCGTCCAGTCATACCGGGCTCCTGAAGCAGTTTCTCTTCTATTCCTATGACGACTCCCGTAAATCGGTCGTCATCGGCCCGGCCAAACTGAATGCCAAGAACACCGGTGCCCCAGAGGTCCTCGAATACGGCGGCACGGCCCTGCTCCAAATCGGCAAGGACAAAAAGAAGATCCAGATTGCCAGCAGACCTTATATGAACCCGGCCTTTGAAAAGATCAAAACCCAGCTGCCTTCTTTGTGGCGCAACAGCATTACTCAATAATAGGAGATTCTAATTATGGCAACCACGTATAAGCTCGGAATGGATGCAGTGATCCTGTACCAAACCCCTGCGGTGGACAATCCTTCGACCCTGACTCCGTCGTCCATGACGGAGCTGACCAACGTGCGGGACGTGACAATCAATCACGAGACCGGCGAAGCGGACGTAACGACGCGTGGCAACCAGGGCTGGCGGGCCACGGCGGCGACTCTGCGGGAGTGCTCTGTCGAGTTTGAGATGGTATGGAAGCCGGGGGATACCGGTTTTGAGGCCGTGAAAGACGCGTGGCTGAACAGCAGTGAAATCAGTCTTGCTGTTCTCAGCGGGGATCCGGACGACTCTGATGCAGAGGGACCGGTCGGGAACTTCTCGATTACCAACTTCAGCCGGAGTGAACCGCTGGAAGAGGCCATAACGGTCTCCGTGACGGCCAAACTGTCCGCCTGGGGGAAGTGGCATAATGCGTCCGGGCAGCAAACATAATCCGATACGTACGGAAAGGATAGCAGAATGAAGGCATTTGAGGATGCAAAGGGGAGGCGATGGGAGCTGTCGCTGACAATCGGCTCTGCCAAAAGGGTTCTGGAAAAACTCGGTGTCAATCTGCTCGAGCCCGAAGGAGGGGAGCCGCCCCTGCTGACGCGGCTGGGAGCGGACGCGATGCTGCTTTGCGATGTCCTGTACGTGCTGTGTGAGCCGCAGGCGGAAAAGAACGCTGTAAGCGATATCGACTTCGGCGAGTCGCTCGGCGGGGATGCAATACGGGAAGCGATGCAGGCATTCTACGAGGAACTTATCTATTTTTTCCAGCAAAGCGGCAGACCGGAACGAGCAAAGATGGTGCAAAAACAGAGGGAAATGATTCGGCTTGCCGTGCAGAACGCAGAGGGGCTTGTGGACAGGATCGACACCCAAGAAGAGGTTCTGAAGGCGTTTGGGCGGGCGTCTGGAAGCTCGCAGGGGTAATCGGGGTAAATCCCCTGCCGCTGACCTTGCGGGAATTGGTCTGGATGTCGGAGGGCCGATTCGAAAGCCAGTGGGCGCATACAAGCAGCATAATGGCGCTGATTGCCAATGTGAACCGCGATCCCAAAAAGGGGAGAGTGTTTACACCGGATGATTTCAATCCGTATGCCCGAAAGAAAACCGACCGAGTGATTGAGATTAGCAAAAGTAATATTGGTTTGATGCGTCGAGCGTTTACAGGGAAGGACTGATTCTGTGGCTGGTCAGGCAGGTGCAATTCGAGCGGGAAGGGCCTATGTCGAGCTGTTTGCCGACAACAGCCGCTTTGTGGCTGGGCTGCGGGCCGCCGAAAGCCAGCTGCGGGCCTTTGGCTCCAAAATCCAGGGGATAGGGGCTTCCATGGCGGCGTTCGGCTCTGCGGCCCTTGCCCCTTTTGCCGTTTCAACCGGCATTTATAAGGGCTTTGAAGATGTGATGCTGGCCGTACAGGCAACCACAGGGGCGACGGCGGAAGAATATGAACGGCTGACGGAGAAGGCCAAATCTCTTGGCATGACAACATCGTTTACGGCTCAGCAGGTTGCCTCGGGGATGCTGAACCTTGCCAGGGCTGGGTTTTCCGTCAAGGAGATTGACAACTCGATAGATTCTATGCTGAACCTTGCCAGGGCAACCGGCACCGACTTGTCTTCGGCGGCAGATATTGCGGCGTCCACCCTTCGGTCATTTGGGATGGAAGCAAGTGAGATGCAGCGGATTGCCGACGTGCTGACTGCCACGGCGAACCGTTCGGCCCAGACGCTGTCCGATCTTGGGGAGGCCATGAAATACGCCGCCCCGACGGCACTGGATTTTGGGCTGACGGTGGAGGATGTAGCAAAGGCCCTTGGGACGCTGGCAAACTTCGGCATAAAGGGAGCCATGGCCGGCACGGCCTTCCGAAACATCATGCTCCGAATGTCCGACCCGAAAATTATCAAGAAACTCAAGGAGCTCGGCGTTGTCGTAAAAGACAGCAACGGCGGGTTTCGAAACCTTGCGGATATTATGAGAGACCTTGGGGCAGCGACAAAAGACATGGGGGATGTCGAACGCTTAAGCATTTTGAATGAACTTTTTGGTGTGCGGGCCATTGGAGCAGGGGCCAAACTAACAACGGCACAGTTTGATGAACTGATCAAGGCGATTGACAATGCTGCCGGCACGGCGGCGAAAACCGCAAAGGTGATGGATAGCGGGCTTGGCGGGGCCTTGCGGCGTATGTTTTCTGCTTTCGAGGGGATTGCTGTTGCTATTGGAAGGGCAATCTCCAAGCCGCTGTCCATTGCAGCGGATGTGATTGCCGCCATCAGCAAGAGAATTATTGCGTTTGTTGATGAACATCGAGTATTGGTCGCTGTGAGCGGTGCCGCCGCCGCTGCAATCGTTGCAACCGGTATGGCTTTGGTTGGGCTTGGGATAGCGTGTAAGGTGGCGGCTTTCGCCTTGGGAACCGTGCGGGTGCTGATAACAGCACTGCTGCTGCCGTTTAAGGCCCTCTCTGTCATCTTTGCTGGGCTTGCCTCGCCCATAGGGCTGACGGTTGCCGCCCTTGGCGGATTGACGGGGGCTCTTCTGTACACAAGCGGGGCCGGCGGCAAGGCCATCTCATTTTTATCATCGAAGTTTTCCGAGCTGAAATCGACCGCCATTGAGGCGTGGGAGGGTATATCGGCTGCCTACGCAAAGGGGGATCTTGGGCTGGCGATGAGGATTGCCTGGCTGACAATCAAAATGGAGTTTGTGGAGGGAATGGATTATCTGAGCAAGAAGTGGAGCGAGTTCCAGTTCGGACTTGTCAAGTCCGCCTTGGATGCCTTTATCGGCATTCAGTCTGCATGGGAAATTTTGCAGCACGCTCTTGTGAAAGGAATCATTGTTGCCTCCGCAATCGGCCAGGAGGCATTTTGTTCTTTGTGGAGGGCCTTTATCACCGGAATTGAAAATGCTTATGATGTCCTCGTGCAGTTTGTCGGGACATTCTATAATGCATTTCGTGAAATGTTCGGGGAAACATTTATTGGATTGTTTTCCAATTTAATTAAAAAAATGCTTGGCAAACCTTTTGAAGAATGGGATGCCGATGAGTTCACCCGTCAGCTGGAAGACTATCTCGCTGAAGAACGAAAGCAGCGATACGAAGATTGGGGCCAGCAGATACAGGATATTAGAAAAAGACGGCAGGAGATGGAGCAGCAGGCGGAAAGCGATTATGAAGACCGGCTCGAAGAGATAGCAAAAAAGTACATTGAAGCGCAAAAATACATTGGCGAAGCCGAAAAAGAAGAACTGGAGGGACTTACCGATCGGCTGACGGAGGCACGGCGCCAGTGGGAAGAGGCCGTTCGGCAGGCAAAAGAGGTAAGCAAGGGGGAAGGAATTGAACCGCCGAAACAGGCGGCGTTCGACGCCGCCCAAGCTGCACGGGCACAGGTCGGGGATATGCTGGAGGGTGCAACGGCCAGAGGAACCTTCTCCAGTGCCGCCCTGTACGGGCTGGGAGCCGGCGGGGTGGCGCAGAGAATTGCCGAGGCAACCGCAGAAACTGCCCGAAACACAAGAAAAATAGCGGAAAACACAGAAGAAGGCGCTGCGTTTTCGTGATTGAACGGAAAAAACAAGATGACCATAAGCGTTAAAGAACTGTTGGCCGGCTCCAGGGATGTCCAGCTTGGATACAGTCCGAGGGCTGTCTTGCGGTATGTTATCAGGGGAACCGAGAGCGAGAGCGAGGCCCTCAGTGCCCTGCTGGCCGAATCTCCTTATCTCTGCAATGAAATCCCGCGGCTTACCTGGCAGGTTTCCGCTGTAACGGATGAGATGTGGTATGGGGAGGTGCGGTACGGATACGCTCACAA